TTTTCTTGTGACATTTCATTTGTTTCTGCTTTTGGTCTTGCCATTTTATTACCTCATTTTTTTTAATAAAATAAAGTGCCTGATTTAACAGGCACTTTTTGATTATGGTGCAACTCCAATTCCCCCAGCACCATTTCCAGCCGGTTGATTTGTCCAGACAACATCATTTCCACTTTCTGCATCTATCGCTGTAAATCCAGCTAAACCACAATCACGCATTAAAATATTTCCCGTGTTCGGTTTTGTACCAATAAACCAACTCGCACAAATATTAGAATGAGTATTGGCACGCCACACACAAAAATTACAATTTTCAAAGATATCAATTCCATTTAAAACAGTTGCGCCAGACGTTTCAAATGCACCGAAAGCAGTCCCAGCGCTAACTTGTTGTAAAAAAGTACAATTTCGAAATCGATCTTGAGCAGCCGCGCCTGACAAGTGAATCCAGCAAGCAGCATTATTACCGACATTAAATGAACTTGATCCGAAATAACATCCATCGAATAGATTTTCATCTCCGCCCGCTGCAATCTCAATTCCTGTATTCACATAAGCATTAGCACTTTGAGCAGTACAATTAAAATGACAATTAATCCACGCATTTCGAGCACCAGCAATTTTGACGGCAGAAACCTTTGTTGTTGCACTTACCGGGTTGCCATCATTTTCTGGATAATTATAAAAATCCAAGTTAATAAAAGTATTGTTTTGACCAGTTATATAAATTAAATATGGTAAAGAATCTGCTGTTGAAGCATGAGTTATCCGAGCTCTTCCAAAATAACCAACAGGCGAAGCAATACCAACTGTTGTTATCCCATATTTCGCCCATGTCAATTCAACATTTAAGTCATCAACTGAATTTGAACTACTAGATGTTGATCTTGATAAAATACAAATGCCATCACCGGCACCAGATGTACAAACAGAATAAGCACTATCTAACGTCATAAATGCTCTTGCTGTTGTCTTACCGCCCGATGTGTTAACTGTTTTTGTACCATCGACAAAATACCATGTACCACGAATAAAGGGTAATTGTCCGTTCGTTTGTAGTTCGTTAATAACAGTTTTTAATTTTCTTCCATAAAAAGCGCCTATCTCATCGCCCGTATAAGTAAATTGTCCGTATGCCTGAAATACAAACACAAGCATAAAGAGAATTAAAAATAATTTTTTCATTACATCCTCCTTATGATGTTGTTAGTCCAGTAATTGTGCCATGAAACCAATTAGGCCCCTTATCAAATCCAATTTGTCCATAAAGCTGCCAATCCTCACTAGCTCCTGTTTTTGAAAGTGGTTCAGAAAATAAAACACCCTTATTCGGAACAGGCAATCCAACCGGACGAATTACAGACATATCAGCAAGCGTTACAATTGATGTGGATTGAAATGAATTAAGTATAACACCAACTCTACCAATATCAGTTTCAACAGATTGAATGTTAATACCGCCAATATTGTAATCGCGTGGCTGTAATCCATAGATTTCTGATAATTTTTGTTTTTGAAAAATATTGACAATAAATACAGGAGTAACAAACGGAGCTCCATTTGCATACATTGTCCTTATTAATTCTTTAATTAAATCTTCACTAAGATCAACAGAACCCGCAGCGACCGTATTACTTGCATCGCTTGCCTGTTCATTTAATCCTCTTTGTTGAGCCGCTGTTCCAGCATCAGTCGCAGATTGATAAGTACCTTGAATAATGGAATATTCTTCTTCTCTGGCTAAACCTTTCAGATGTGTTGCTATTTGAAAATCAAGTTCATTTGTAATTGCCGTTGACATTTTACCATTACCAGTAACACCAGATATCCGACCAGTTACAGACATTTTTTTATAACTAATTGTCATACGGCGATGTTTTAATTCTATCGTATCTTTTTGCTGATCACGTACATAACCAATTGCAGTTGGAGCAGTTAATGATTCCGTTTCAGTTCTTACATTTTGTGCAACTGTTTCATGCTCATACGTTTGACCTTGAATAAACTCAAAGTTATCTACAAGATCAAATGTACCTTCAGCAAGTCCACCAATCATTGATAAAATTGGTGTTTTTTCTATATCAGCAGTATAAAGTTCACCCAGATAATTTGGTAATGACCATACTGTTCCTGTTGTTGTGTTTGACATTTTTTAATTCCTTAAGTTTTTGGTTGTTCAAACATTCTCCTTTTAGCTGCAATCGCTTGAGGTGATGACAATCCAAATTTTTTAATTGCATCATTATATTCCTTTTGCTTTTGTGCTGCTGGAACGGGACTTCCACCGCCAGGAGGTTCCTCACCAATCTTTTTTACTTCACCAAACAACCGAGTGTGTTTTTCTTTTACTGTTTTGACCTGATCTTCATAGCCGATCAAATTATCATTATCATCGACCGAAATTTTGTCCAAATCAAGATGTACCCTAACCTCTTTTGTTTCAATAGCACCATCTTTGATTAAAGCAAGATCAATTAGATTATCCTTTTTCATCGACTGTAATTTAGAATTATAATCCTGAGTCATTTTCTCATTTTTAGTTTTCAAATCTAAAATCTGTTGTTTTTGTTCAGTTGTTAGTTTTGAAAATCCTTCAAATTCAGTCAGTTTATTATTGACCTCACTTAATTGTGTTTCATAATCGGTTTTTTGTGTTTCTAATTGTTGATTAGTCTGTTTATATTTAGTATTAATTTCATCAAATCGGGATTTCGGAATTAATTTACCGTCATCCAATACTAATTTTTTATCACCTAACTTTTCAACAACTTGAGTATAAAGATTGTCATCCTCCAGAATGTCTTTTAAAAATTCCATTTAATTTGTCCTTTCAGTTTCGTTTTGTTTTCGAAGCAACGCCTCCTACACTGATCCAAATAAAAAAAGTCGGTCATTGACAAGCGGAAGCGGTCGTAAACCGCCTGCCAAAAAGTTGACCGACTTTTTTTGTTTTTCGTGCTTGGATAACACGAGATTATATGTTAACTCTAACTATGAGAGATAGCCTATTTTGATAATATTTCAACCTTAACAATTTGAGGCTTACCAGGACGATTCCAAACAGCCATAATTTTGGCTTTTTCCATGTCCAAATGTACCTCCTGATCTTTTACAAATTTAACTTTTTTTTGTTTAGCTTTTTCGGTTATTCTTTTGTCGCTCATATTTTACCTGTCTTTTTTAAAAATTTATTAAACTTTTCAGACTCTTTTTTGTTTAATTTTTTCATGTGTAAAATGCCATTAATATAATCTGAAACTACTATTTTAAAATGAAATCCGTTTATTGTGCAGAATTCTTTTTTTTTAGGAAAATGTATATTTTGTTTTGTTGTATTTATTTCTTTTTTTGTTTCAGATAAAGCCTTAAAATTGTTTTCTATCATTTCGACCGCCCTTCTATTTTTTTATGTCTATATCTTCTTATTTGTCCCGTTGCTCTATTATCTCTCCATACACGGAATCTTAATCGATGACCACTTACTATAAACCTTATATGATGAACCAATCCACAGTCACAACAACAGAATTTAAAATCTTGCCTTCTCCAATTTATTTCAGTTGCCTCACCTGCAACTTTCTGTGGATATTTATTTTTACTCATATCAACTACTCTTTTATTTAAATTAAACCTAATTTTTTTCTAACAGACCCTTTGCCTTTAAATTTTTGTAATTCACCAATTCTTATTTTATTTGCTTGTCGCATCATTTTTTCATAAATACTTTTTGCTGCTTTTTCTATTATATCAAACATATCTGAACCAAATGCAATGTCAATTAAACCTTCTTCTGTTTTATATAAAATACTTAATTCAACAGCAGTTAACGAACCAGTATTTAATGTTTCAGGATAATCTTGTAATAATTTCCACATTTTGTTTTTTACGTCTTTTAACGGTATTGTTTTTACATTGTTTATTAAGTTTAATTCATTAGGAGTTTTTTTACCGTTCAAAATATCAATAATTATTTGTTTGTCTGTTTTATTAATATTACTTGCTTTTTTAACATCATTTTGAATAGCTATATTTTTAGGAGATATTTGTCTTGGTATTTTATTAAGTGATTGTTGTTTTTTTATTATATTAGTTTTTTGTTTTAATAATTTAGGTGATTTTGGTAATTTAATATTTTTAGTATCAAAATATTTCTCTCCATAAATTGACTTTGTTATACCATTCTTTTGCGCCCACTCTATGAAGTTAGTGTTTTTAATTATTTCTTTTTCATTAATATTTTCCCGTCTATATTTTTGTGGTATTTCGGGAAAATGCATCCTTACAGTTTCACGGTCATTTATATCCCAAGCTAGATTTCCAGTCAATCCGGGACCGGAATAATAATTCCCATCAGGATATAAAAACAAACCTTTTTCGTTTGCTATTCGATTATCAACAATTACACTCTGTCTGCGTGTTCTGGAATCTAAAGTGCTTTGAATTTTTCTTTGTACTTCAATTCCTAATCGTTCAGCAGATTGTTCAGCACGTTCAAAACCTCTCAATGTACCTTGTGTTTGTGCCCGTCTTGTTTCAGTTCTTAATATTCGGGTAACTTCATTAAAATTTTTACCAAACCTATCAACAAGAGCTCTTTCTATTCCGATACGAGATTTAGTTAAAGCAGTATCCACAACTGTCGCTTTTGCAGTTTTAACAATTCCGTCACCTTGAATTAATCCTTGAGTAACTGCACTTTTAATTTTGTCATTAAGATTATTTGCATTTCCTTTTAATCTATCAGTCCATTTAATTCTATCAACCGGATTGAATATCGATGCTTCCACAACATCACTATTCAATAAACCAAATGTCACTTTTGTTTTAATAACAGAGGTATAAGCATACCCTGTATAAAGATACTGCTTATAAAAAGAATCCTTTATTACATCTTTTAATAACAAAGATGACTCATTTGTCATAGAACGAATTTTATTTGCAATCTGTTGTTCAAGGTTAACCAATCTATTATATTTTGCCATTTCTGTTTTTGTTGCTGGAAAATCCTGAGAGTACATTAACTTTATTTTTTGTTTAATATCAGTTAACGCTGTCGAGTATTCTTTATAAATCTGTTTTTCAAATCGCTTAACAGTTTGATCATAATTCTTATATGCTTTTTCATAAATCGCATTTACTATTTTATTCGGATCGACTGCCATTATCTATTTTGAACACCAATATATTCAATTAATCCATGTGATTTTATTCTTTTAGGAAATATTGAAGCTAATAAAAAAGCATTAATCTCTTTATTTAATTTTATTGTTTTTTTTATAACAGAATATTTATATCTAATTTTTTGTATTTTTTGTTTAGTCATTTTGCCGTTTCTCCAGCAATTAACGTTTTTAAAAAATTTTTTCTATTCATTTTGACCGCCTTTATCTTGATTATCTTCGTCATCTTCAAATATATTAACTTCTTCTTCTTCCGACATTTTTAATTCTGATTCAACGTCATCAACGAATGGATGATTAGCAAGCAATGTCTTTGTTGATATTCCTCTAAGACCTTGTGACATTGCAACTTTTTGTACTTGCTCTAATTCATTAATAATCATAGACTTATTAAAAACAACATCTATGTCTTTTTCAAAATGTTGTTGATTTAAAAATTCGTTTGCAAACCACATAAACTCTTTTATTGATTTAGTAAATTTTCTACTTTTAGTATTTGCTTTTAAATCCAGGAATGAATAAAGCGCTTGAATAAATACATTTGTAATGTTTCCTGCACGGCTAAATAATTTTGGATTAACTGCCATTCCGTACATATATATATTATCTTCAAGTCTGTTTAGGTGTGCATCTCGTGCATCTTTTTCAATGGGATTTGAAATCGTATTAATCGAGCCGTTTATATCTGTAAGAACTATTCTATATATTTTGAGTTTTCTTCTTAGTTCTTTTAAATCAGTTCCAGAATAACCAGCAATATTATATAAATTTTCTTGAAAATCTCTCAGTGTGTTACTAAAATCAGATGTATTAAAATCAAAATCATCTATTAAAGATTTATATAAAAATAAATCACTACGACGATTATCGTTGTTTGACAAAATAATAAAGGGCACTTTTCCCCATGAACCTTTGTCGCGAATTTTCAAAGCTTTATTTTCAAGGTAAAAATGCCCTCTGGGATTGTTGGGATATTTATCAGGATCATATTCATATAAATCTTTACTTTTTTGGACGAAATAAGTAACCTCTGTCTCAGTCCACCATTCAGCCTTATAACGTTTTTCAATTTGTCCGTTTCCGTCTATATATTTAACCTCATAATAACGAATAACTTGCTCAAGTTCTTTTTGAAATATTGAATCGTAAACAGGAATAATTTGCTCGGCTGGTATAATTACATAATTAAAATTACTATATTTATCAATGTACGGATGTAGTGCCTCAAATCCTTTATTAGTAGAATTTAATTCCCAACTTGCTATTACATCATCAAAATCGTTATCAAATAAATCTAAAATATTTTTTAAATATTTATCTAAATTTTCATCGGTGGTAAATGTGATTGGTTTTCCTGTCAAATAACTATTTTTTTGATTAGATATAATCGTGTGATGAGCATTAAGAATCTTATTATTCGCTGCCTGATAATCATATTCAATAACATTGTCATTATAATAAGCTCTAAAATCTATATCATCGACAATTTTAGTATTATTAACATCAAAATAACGAACACCATCAACCATCTCAAGTTTCGCTTGACTTTCTAAATCATCATTGATTAAATTTGCTATAATTTGACCGTCAGAAATTCCTTTATTCGCTTCAAGCATTAATTGAATATCTTCAGATGTAATCATTTGCGATCCGTATTAATTTAAATAAATTTCAAAAATACCCAGATAAGAGATGTCTACCATAAAAACATTAATATCTATTATTAAATTACTTTCCGGATATTTCATGTTATACATTTTGACCGCCTTTTGTATTTAAATTATCATCAAAATTTTCTATACCATCCCACATTTTAATGATTATTTTTTTATTATCATTTGATTTATTTTCCATCCATCCAGTTGATATATTGACATTTTCTTCAATTCCCCATTTTGCATTATATTGAAAATGCTCAAAATGACTATCTAAAAGAACATCGTCATCAATAATAATTTTAATTTTATGTTTCATCTTGACCGCCTTTCTTAATAATAATATTTTATTTTATAATGCAATAATGCCAAATAGCATTCACGATATGTACCCTCACAAACACAATATTTAAAAATAAATGCACCATATAAATTTTTATCTATTTTACGTATACTATTATTCATTTATCCAAATCTTAAACCTAACGACATGTCGCGCTCCATTGCATAGCGTGTACTATCAATAGTATGGTTGTCTTTGTCTTCTAATCTATTTAATAAATTTCCATCTTTATCAATTTGATAATCTATATTTTCAAATTCTTTTGCAACATTTGGAGTTCTATTTGGATCAATAACTATTTCATTTAAATCATCTAGCCATTTTTCCCCGTATTCAACTGATCCTGGCCCACCAACAGCGCTTGAAATACTAATTCCATAACTTTTCATTTCATCTCGTGATTTTGGTTCATGTGGATCACATATAATATTTATAGAATGCCATTTATTTTTAATTATCATATCAGATGCTATTCAATGGAGC